GTTCATCAAATTAATGATTCTGTTTTTCTTCTGAATATTTTCATTCATCAGTCTATTTTCCGAGAGAGCCATGAAGGCGTTCGGCGTTGAAGGTTCCGACACAATATCAAAACAGATAAGCTGAAAGTCATCCTCTACAATTGTTTTCCCCATTTGTTCCTTTACGGATCCCATCCCCCTTGAGGAGATGCCAGTCTTTACACCAGACTCAACGAGAGCTTTGAGAATCTGACCGGAGGGGGTACCTAGTACTTTAATTTTACCCATCACCGATGGACCATCCATCCATACCTCTGTTACCATATGGGAAACATTGACAAGGTTGATGATGGAGGAGTCAGGGTGATCTAGTTCGCCGAGGGCGCGGCGGTCTTCTACAACTTGGGCATACTTCTTTACCTCGCGCTCCATAATACCCATTGGATACACGCGGCCGTTGCCATTCTGAACGTCTGCTTCTTGAAGTTTGCCTGTGAGCATCATTCCGCCTTCGTTGACGAAGCGCTTCTCGGCTTCCGTCAGTAAGTCCTGACAGACGCCGCCTTCGCATAGCTCATAGTATTCTCGTAGAAGTTGTGCCATTGGTTATTCTTCGAATTCCCCGCGCATTGCGGCGCCGGCAATTTGGGAAGCAGATGGGTTGCGGGGGCGATGTTTCTTCGCACGGCCGCCATCCCTACGTCTCTTCTCTTCAGCGCGCTCTGCGTCTTCTTTTTCGTATTTGGCAGCTATTTGCGCTTTGCGTTCAGGACTTCTTTGTCTGGCTTGTTTTTCCTCGCGGTCGGCCCAGTCGCTCAGTCGATCCAGGGCAATTTTGTGGATTTTCTCTTCGTCTGGAATCTGATGAGTCTCTCCTTTCGCGCGGCGGTCGGCGACATCTTGGCGAAGTTTCTCCAGATTGTTCATATATATTCTTTGGGCCCTGCCTTGGTTGACATCCTTAACGTCCTCTCTCGTCATATAATATAAAGTAAAACGGGGATCAAATCCGGTTGGACCTCCTTTAACGAGCCACCTCCAGCCCGCTAGGAAGCGCCCTTCGTCGCTCTGGAGATCCGGGGCGGGCTCTTCTTTTTTACCCTTAAATGCGCCAGCAATAGCCGAACCGGCGGACTTAGCCTTGTCTGTGACCCATTTTTCGCCCCAAGAGGCGACGGAGCCCTTCGGGAAAAGCCCCTCTTCGAGTTCTTCTTCAATCTCTTCCTCTCCACGATTCACTGTCTCGTTCAAGAAGTATCTTGGATCTATTCGTTTTACATTTTTTCTGCGTGCCATAATATTATTCCTTTAAAAGCCAATGTGCTCTTCGTCGTTATCGGGGTGGATTCCCACCACAAGCTCATAGGGTCCGGAGATGCCCTTGCCGTGGCTGGCTAGGGAAGAGATCTTCCATCGTCCGCTCCTTAATTGTTCGACCGGTCGTCCCATCCAATGTCCAGGCTTAAACTCCATCTCATCAACAACAGCCGCGTAGGGTCCATCTTCCGGATTGTCCACGGGATGGTATAAAATAACATCTCCCGCGTCAAAGGCGAGGCTCTCCTCTCGCAAGACTGTCTCGTTCAAGAAGTATCTTGGGTCTATTCTTTTTGTGTTTTTTCTGCGAGCCATACTCTTATTCCTTTAAAAACTTTAACGTGGGGACTCTCGCCCCCACATAAAATATGCTACCGGAGCAGCATCTGCGAACGCGTGGGATATTACGTTTCTTCATGATTCACCTCCTTCTGGGATACCTTAATCCCGAAATCATCAACCACCATGCTTAAAAAGTATGATGTCCCTGCGCTTATACAGCCACACAAGAATGCGTTAACGGCTGAATATTCAAATGTAAATAGTTCTGTGTACGGACTTACGCCCCATAGAAATACGCCAACCCAGAATCCCATACATAAATGGCAGTGGAATAGGCGACCAAAGCCGCCCCAAGATTGGCACTTCGGGCGTATCTTATTAAAGATATGTCCGTGTATAATAATGAAGGTCATACCATAAGCGGCAAGTATAAAATGTAGTAGTTGCATTAAGTTTTATCTGTTAATTCTGACTGATCTGTGACCTGAAGCTTCTTATTGATCGCATCGATGAACAAGGCATTTAGATCAGGGACCGGGGCGTCAGGCCTTAATCCATTTAGGTAGTTTTCGAGATCATCAAAGGGAGCTTCTGTTTGAAAGATTTTCTCTTCCAGCTCATCATCTGTTATATCCAGCACAGCTGCATCTATGCAAAGAGCTTTAAATATTGTATCCAAAACTCTTTTATCAAACTTTTTGTTTCTTCCGCCGCGTATAGCGCCAATAATCATATTTCCTATGCCAGCAAAACCAGCAACTGCGCCGCCGGCGAGGGCTCCTGCGCCGCCGGTTACTATACCAGTGGCGGCCAAGACCCCTGCTAGGCCTAGTGCCCAGTCTGCCCCGGTCTGTAGTTTATCTAGTAACTCTTTTGCGTTTTTATCTTTTCTTGCAACTGCATAGGCAACTTGATAAGCCTGCCTAAATTCGCCGGCGTTGGTGAAGTTGGCTCGGCAAGCTTCAGCGCCTTGTTCATCTAACTGAAACGCTCTCCACCCCTCCATAATGAGCTTCATTTCACTCATAGTCTAATACCGGTTGCGTAGCGGACGATAGTAGTAGCCCGGGCGCATAGAGCCCTTCTCAGCATACTGCGGAACTTCACCGTACTCTGTCGTGTCGCGATCAGTCGGGTGGGTATACATATCCTCAAGTTCTTTCTCATATTCGTCAGCGATGTGTTCATGCTCTGTCTCATCGTTTAGGAACTCTGATATTACGTAGACCGCGGCCTGCAGGGAGTTAATCTGTTCGTTTGTGAACAACATTCCCTCCAGAGATCGGAACACGTTGCCGCCTTGGACTGTCCCTCTATCGAGGACACCCTTGTCGGCCAGCAACTCCATCAAACGGTTCTGGTATTCGTACACATCTTCAGTTGAGCTGTTCTTCGGAAAGGTCACAACCTTCATGTCTTCGGGCATCACAGCAATATCAATTTTGGTGTGATCCATAATAAGCAAAGAGCCGTCGAGGCCGCGGCGCGCGTTTAACTCGACAGTTGCCTGGGGGCCTCCAATCTTAATCTTAATCATTTGCTGATAGCTCCCGGACTAGTTCTTGTGTTTTCAGAACCTTATTAAGATCCTTTTCATTAAACTCTCTTTTTCGGAACTCTTCTAGATAACTCATTACCGCTGCAGCCTTCTGAGATATTAATTGCTCTGTGCTGTTTTTCGTTACCTCGGCCAGACTTCTCTTGAGGCGCGCCAGTTCTTCGTTAAGATATACTTTTAATTCAAATTCGTTGTCGGCAAAACTTGTTATGTAGTGATTCAGGAGATCCTTCTGTTCGCTCAATAGCTCGGTGTACTTATTGTTGAACTTTTTAATAAACGAAACATAGGTCAGATTATCAATTGATTTTAAATCTTCTTTCTCGCAGAGCGGAACCTGTCGGGACATCTGATCAACAACGGCCTGCTCAAAAAGAACTCTTTTCTTTACCGGAGTATCGCCATTAAAAATCGCCGAGACTGAGGCTAGGGATTTAAAGTTAGGAACAAAGTTGGCCCAGACCTCTTTGCCCAAACCTTTGTTGATGGCTGAGATAATCTTGGACTGCTCGTTAAAAATAACATTTTCATCTAGCTGCGCTCTCGCAATCTTTACTTCCTGGAGATATCTTTCTGCGACCTTCTGGTCTGTATTGGTGGTATTCAATAAGATAGCATACAATTCAAGTTCTTCTGCTAAAGGATTGCCTTTGGTAAAGTAGTTTTTAAGAATCGAAACCACCGTGGCCTTCTTTGCGGCGGCCTTTGTAACAATTGACTTAGTGAATTCGCGCGTCAAAGTTTCATAGATAAATGCTGTGTTTCTTTTTTTATTATGTTTCATCTTTTTTGACCTCTTTGTTCTCCATCTGCTCTACGAGCTTGCGGACCATTATGGTGTTCTCCATCAGTCGTGACTCATTATTAGTGTAAATAGATTCTTTTTGCTCTTTTAGGCCTACTAGAGAACTAAAGTCAATATTTCCCACACCTATATGATTAATAGATACGCGGCCCGGTGCCTTCGCACGATCAGTACTTAGTCGTGGTGCTTCCGGCAATGCTGTGTTTTTTATGTTGCGGCGTTTCGGGCCGAGATTACGGCGCGTATCTCCGCCGCGTTTCGCGACAGTCTTATATGAGCCCTTCTCGTATTGGTGCTCGTCCTCTTCGCTTAAGTCTTCTCTGCGGCCTGGGGTTGCCAAGAGCGCGCTGTCGTCTTCTGGCGCAGCTTCTTCGCCGCCTGCGTCACCGAGGCCCTCTTCACCGCCTAGGTCGCCGAGGTCATCGCCGCCGCCTAGGTCGCCCAATCCTTCGCCGCCGCCGCCAAGTGCGTCTTCGGCGCCCTGCTCAACAACTGACTCAAGCGCTTGCTGGAATTTCCTATCATGGAAAGACTCTCTCTGGTTTCTGAGGAATTCATCATCTGAGAGGCCCAGGATATTGTGAGCAACCCAGCGCTTGCTATAGGTTCCTTCCGGAACAGAGTTGGCCACATCGAATTTGGTTCTTAAATATTCTAGTTGCTGCAGCTCGGCGAGTCGGGAAGGATTATTCAGTGTTAACTTAAAACTGATTAGGTCGTCGGCTCGGAAGCCTAGAGTATACAGGTGAACAACGGCAATCTTCTCTAGTTCCGCTATCAAGGATCTCTGTAGTCTCTGAATTGTTCGTGCGAAACGAATATCCTTTTGAGCCAAGGTGCTCTTGTCTTCATCGGCGCCTTCAAGATTCGTGAGATAAGACTGCGGGATTTTGATCGCTGAGAACAACTTGTCTCTCAGATATTTAACATCCTCGATATCGTCCAGGGACTTTGCGCCAGGGAGAGAAATAATATCCGAACCGACCCCGCCACGCATTGGGATAAAGTAATCTTCTTCTAGAGATAGCGGGTTGTATCGGAGGTCGACGCGGCCGGTATGAGAATCAACCAAAGAGTTTCTCTTCAGCTCGCCCTTTACCTTTTCCATATACTGTGCGACTTCTTGAGGCGGAATGTTACCTACGTCAATCTTAAACACGCGGCGCTCGGGGGCGCGCACAACACGATAGGCAATCATCGCGTCTTCTAGAAGTGTGAGCTGTCGCCAGATTCGGCGAGCGGGGTCAAGGATCGATGTTCCATAGGGAGCATGGCGATCGTTGCCCAAGATGCGGAAGTGGGCAACCTGCCAGTTCTCGAAAGTCATACCGGCGCCATTCCACTGATACTGAATGTAGTTCGGGTTTGTTGGGTCCTGACCTTCAAGCCTTTCTACTTCATTGTTCGGCATACCAATAACTGATGTCACTCCCATTTTGTCGTCGAGATCTAGATAAAGGAAGAAGTCGCCGTACTTGCACATTGATCGTGCCCAGCCGAAAGCGTTGAATTCCAGGTTCAATACATCATAAAATAAAGAATTCAGAATTGTTTTGATCTCAAGGTTCATACAAGAGATGTTTAAAACTTCATCGTATTCATTCGATGTGGTCATTTCATCAGCATAGATATCAATAGCAGATGCAATCTCGGGCATATACTCCATCTGTTCAAAGTCGGTATATCGGTCAGCACGGTTCTGGTTGCGGAATGCAGCAGACGTCCACATATTGTAGTTCTGCGACATGTTGGTATCTGCTCGCTTGAACTCCTGGCCGCTCATTGAGCGGAAGCGGTATCGATACTTCTCTAGGTCGTTGCGGCGTTCCTGGCGAGCGATCTGAGTACGATAATCAATAATCGGACCAGATAATAGTCTTGTCAGTCGCTTAAATAACGGTGACGCCGGGTTGCGTGTGTTGTTGCTAGATGCCATGGTTTATCCTTTTATCAATCCTTCATACATTTGATTATAGTTCACAGCTTCTTCTGAGCGCTGTGTTTCTTTACTCAGCTTATGACCTGTCATTCCAGGAATCGTAGTCGATATCCTGGTGTGCGATGTAGATATAGCAGACAAAAACTCTTTGCTATACTCAATATCTTTTTGGCTTTCAACTATCACAGTATCTCTCACCCAACATCCAATGGCAAAGGACATAACTAAATCATCGTTATAACTTCTCATCGCTTGCGGTCTTCCTGCCTGCCAAATAAACGTTTTCATTTCAGAAAGCAAACGATTAGAGTTAATTTTAATTAGTTTGTTTCTCATAAACTCTTCCATCTTAGCGACGATAAGGGGTCTTGTCTTCGAGGATGTGGTGAATCCAGGAATTACATTTGACTGCCACTGGGCACTTACTGGATCTACGTACTGGTGATCGCCCTTCCGAGAGTGATATAAGTTAGAATACCCTTTATCAAGCAACTTTTTAAGTACTGCGTATCCTATATTATTGTTTTCTATGACTAACATGGGGTTGCCATACTCTCCGCAGACATTATATAAGATGTCGGCAAAGTCGTCTGGTGTGGGTTTTCCAATGTATTCGGCCACCACTTCCATTGTTTCTAATTCAAATATGTGAAAGGCGCTATTATCTTTTCCATCGCCGCGCGCAACGTCAGCTACGATTAAGTGAGGCTTAAGTGCATCATGCTTTTTCCAAATCCAATA